TGATGCCGGTGAGTCCGGCCGAGAGCCCCGAGCCGATCGAGCGACCGATGTCGCCACCCCGACGCACCACATCGGCGGAAATGGCGAGCGCGTCGGCCAACCGCTGTTTCACGCCGGTCAACTGACTGGCGAAGCCGGTAACGAGCGCGCGGCCTGCCGTGAGCCCGCGCCGTGCCATGTCCACCGGGACGGCAAACGTGTCGGTGATCTTCCGCCGCACGCCTTCCAGCGCCGTCGTAAATCCCGTCGCGAGCGATCGCGCGATGTCGACACCCTTGCGCGCGACATCGGTCGGGATGGCGAGCGCGTCGGTGATCCGCCGCTTGACGCCCGATACCTGAGAGGCGAACCCCGAGACGAGCGAGCGGCCAAGCTCCGCGCCGCGCCGCGCGATCTCGGTCGGGACGGTGAAGGCGTCAGTCAGGCGCCGCTTGAGCGGCCCGAGTGCGGTGCCCAATCCCTGCGCGAGCCCGCGCCCGATCGCCGCGCCCTGCCGCGCCAAATCGGTCGGGATAACAAGAGCGCCCGCGATCCGTTGTTTCAGGGACGCGAGCGGCGTGGCAATACTCTGAGCGAGCGATCGGCCCGCTGCGAGCCCGCGCCGCGCGAGATCGGCCGGAAGGCTGAACGCCGCGTCCATCTCCCGCTTGACGCCACGGAACGACGTTGCCATTCCCGAGATGAGCGCCTGTCCGACGCGAGCGCCCTGACGGCCAAGCTCGGCCGGGAGTGTGAGCGCGTTCGTGAGTTGCCGCTGGACGGTGCCGAGCGTCGAGATGATCCCGCCCGCGAGCGCCCGCCCTACCGCAACGCCACGCCGCGCGACGTCGGCGACGACCGGCAGAATCCCCGAGACCGCCTGCCGTGCGGCCGTAATGCCCCGGAGCACGCCACCCGCGATCGCGTTGCCGACCGACGTCCCGCGTTGCAATGCAACAGCCGCCGTAGGCAGCACCTTGTCGACGACGTTGCCGGTGGCGACCGCCTGCTCCAGCGGCTTCGAGACGCCCTGTGCGACCGCCTTCCCGATCGCGGCCGGACCGGCGAGCCGGTCAGATGCCGCGATGAGATTCTGATCGAACCGCTTCATCGGCTTGAACATCTCCCGATCGAATTCTTCGGGGCTGATGAGTTCCTTGGCGAGCTTCCCCTTGAGACGCGCCGCCGATTGATTGAACCGGCGTTCAAGGACGTCGACCGCTCGGCCAGCTTGCTGTAGCTGCTGCTCGATCGGATTGGCCGACGCGCCAACGCCAAAGCCTTCGGGTTTGAAGAGCTTCGAGAATTGCTGCCGGAGCGGCTCGGTGAGTTTCCCGGCCGCCGACAGTTCGCTCATGCGCCGACCGAGCGCGAGATTCCACGCGGCGGCATTCTCGCGACCAAGCTGGTCGAATTCCCGCTTGGTCGTCTGCCCAAGTGCGCGACCGATCGTGCGGCTGGCTTCGGCGGCATCGAACTGCCGCGAGATATCCTGTGTGAGCTTGGCAACGTCCCGACCCCCTTTGAGAATCGGGAGTAGGGTCTGCTCAGCCTTTTTCGCGGCGGCCGTGGCGGCACGGCTCGCGGCAGCAGCTTCCTTCGTGGTGAGCACGCCCATCTCGCGGAGCGCCTTGATCGTATCCAGCGACTCTTTCTTGGCCTGCCGAATCGCGGTGAACGAGCCCTTGAGGAATTCCTCAGAGGACAGGCCCGACTTGAGTTGCTGGTTGAGATCAGCGATCGTGCTCTTGAGCGATGCCCCGGCTCGCTCGAATCCCTGCGTGAGCGCGGCGGCTGGACCGGCACCGAGTGATTTCAGGGAATTGACACGGGCGAAGGTCTTCTCGACGTCACGAGCAAAGGCGTTGACGGATCGCGTCGCCGCCGCCATCTGCGCGGGGACGGAGCGGGCATTGGCTTCGATTTGTAGTACCAGCTTCGCAACTGTCGATGCCATCCCTGTACCCCGTCAGCCTTCGTGGCTGATTCGACCGAACGTCTTGGGTTTCGCCATCCCGGCGCCCACGTTGCGCTCTCGCGTCTCTCCTATCTCAGCCTTCGTTCCATCACCGAAGCGGGCCGGGGTATTCGGGTTCTCGGCATCCGGGTCGATGTTCCCCTCTTCGTCGAGCACCTGACCAAACGGGTTGGTCGGAACGAATTCATTGTCGCTGTTCGCCTCTTTGATCGCAAGGAACTTGGCGCGAGCGACGATCAATTCTAGCTGGTCGAAGGGCTTCATCTCGTGGAAGTCGTCGTATTCTTCCCCGAGTTTTTTCACCGCGATCCGAATGTACTGCTCTTTCTTTTTCTTCTCGACGTAGGCCCATGTCTGATCGCGGTTCTGGAGTCGGAGATACGCTCGAATTTCCGTGATGTCCCGCGACATGAGCGGGCCACTGTCCCACCCCTCCCTCACCCATCGCGGCGGGACGTGGAGCTTGTCGAGCGCGATGTAGATGAGGGTGAGAGTGAACGGCGAGCGTTCTATTCCCCCATGAGTTCGTCCTCTGCCTCCTTCGTGACCGAAGAGAGTTCGGACGCCACGGTGTAGATCGACTGGATGACGTTGATGCCCATTTTCTTCAAGTCTTCCTTGTCTTCCGGCTTGAAGAGCGGCTTGGTGACGTCATCCCACTCGACCGCTGCCATGATGATGAGTCCGACGCGCAGTTCGGTGAGATCGATCTTCTGATTCCCGATGCGGCCCTTGACCATCTTCCCTTCGTAGAGATCGCGCTCGCCAGCGGTCAACTCTCGGACCTTGATCTGGCGTCCCTCGAACGGGGCGGGAAGGTCGACGACTTTCGTCTGCGGCTGATAGGTCTGCGCCGCCCGGATAAACTCGAAGCGGCCGACGTTCTTGGTCTCGCCGCCCGCGATCGCCGTCATCGGGGACTGCGACTTGGCCGGAGTCGTGAGATCGACCGATGCGAGATCGACGTCACGCTCTTCCACCTGTCCCTGACCGACCGTCGCGGTCTGGCCGCCGTTCTCTTTGTCCTTTGCCATTGTCCTGTGTTCTGGAGGGTGAATGAACCAAGGTGGGATAGCCCCTCCAGACTAGAGCCCACCTTGATTCAGACCCCGCGTTCCGAACCTTGCGGTTCCGTCTGCGGGGCGATGCGTCAGCTTACGGCACCGCAACGCGATCGGAGATCGCGTTGAAGTCGAAGCTGATCTCCTGCAACCCTTCGGGCGCTGCTGTTTCACGGATGGACCCCGTGCGCCCGAGAATGGTGTAGCCAGCGGTGCCGTCTCGGAGAATCTTGACCGAGATGACAGCGTCCGTGGCTTCCGCTGTGTTGATGATTCCCTGTCCGGTGTCCCCGAGCGAGTAGAAGCCGGAGAGCGTCATCGTCTGTTCCTTGACGCCCGGAATCGAATACTGCACGGATCGCATGAAGACCGCGATGTTCGTGGTCGGGCGATTCGAGTTGTAGTCGACTCGGTTCAAGTCGCTGACGGGACTGTACGTTCCGGGCGTGTAGACGCCACCCGAGAAGGTGGTCGTGGCGACGTTGATGGTCATCGCCGAGCCCAGAACGACTACGCCGAGCGCCATAGTCGGTACTCCTGAAAGAATGCGCGTTTCGCGTGTGATCGCGCCCGCATCTCGCGGAGCCGTGCCTGACTGTCCTACCGGATCGCAACGCTCGGTCTCTCGCCGTAGTCGTCCCTTCGAGCGATCCTGTGATGCCAACTGTACTTACATCGCACACCGAGCGCCAGAGGGCCACTCTCACGCTCGGCAGCGATGCGTGTTGCGAGTCGAGTTACCGCTTCGCTCGCCCCTTGCCCTTCGCTCCCTTTCTTCCCTTTGCTCCCGCCTTGGGCGACTTGGTTGCCGCGTCGACGTCCATCATCTCGGCCGCCTTCGCCCGAGCGCGCTTGGCGCCTTCGGCGATGAACTTCTCGCCTTCCGGGTTCTTGACGTCTTCGGCATCCGCGCCACCGCCGAGCACAGGCGCGAAATACACCTTGTGCTCGCCAGCCTTCCGACCCTTGGTGCCGGTCGCTTCGGTGGCGTTGCCGGTCGTGTCGGCAGGCGTGGCCGGAGCCGTCGTGTTGCCGACACCGACGATCGACCCTGCCAGCGTCGCCGGTCCGCTACTTCCCGTTCCCTGCATTGGAGTTGTCCTCCGATTGGGTTCCGAACGTCTTCGGCCGCGACGCGCGCATCATGCGCTCACTCGCGGCATTGGCAGTCTGCACGAGACCGGCAGGGCTCACCCCTGTTTGAATCGCGGCTGCCCACTCTGCCAAGAACAAGTCCTTGGCGTTTTTGCAGACGATGAGATGCTTTTCGAGCGCGTCGAGCGCCGTCCCGAGCATGAGCGACGCTACCCTGAGCCGGTCGCTCGCCTGCGTCATATCAACCGGATTCGGCTTCGGCCGCGCGTCGTGCTCCAGCGCCTCTTCCGCCAGCTTGGCGGCTTGACTGTCAGTGATAGGCATTACGCGAGCTACGTCGGAGTGACCTGAATGAGCGGGCGGAATTCGATGATCCCATGCTGGCCGACCGGATCGGGCACAATATCGATCACCTGACAGTCCACGAGCAGTGTCGTGAACCCTGCCATGACGAGCGGCTGATGGTGGAACAACTGCACGATCCGATCACAAATCTCGTCACATTCGGTGGTCGATGTCATCCACGACGAGTAGACATGCTTCGTGAGATTCAGCGCCGCGCCCGCCGCGCCGAACGTCGTCGACTGATCGCCATCGGGCGTGCCGGTCTTCGTACCCCACACGGAATACGGCAGGGACGGCGCCGACGCGGTGCGCGCGTCGTAGATCGCTCGAAGCTGTTGTGACGGTGGCGTCGACGCCGTGCCGACCAAGTCGCCCGTGCCAAAGAGCCCGTTGAGCGGGTCTTTGATGCGAGCCGTGGCCGCCTTCCGAAACGGATAGAATGGAACGCGGTAGATGAGCGGCGGCATTAGCCCGACCCCGGCGCCCCGTGGCGCATGGCTTCCTCACGGATGACTTCCTTCACGTCCTTTTCGTACTGCGGCTTGCCCCACGCGTAGGCCGGATTCAGGAACGGTTGTGCTTCGTGCTGGCTCGTGCCGTACTCCTGAAAGATCGCGTAGAGATTCTCGCCGATCGCGTCGAACGGCGCGGCCCAACACCCTACCTCGAACGCGAGCCCATTCTTCGAGAAGCGCAGTTCGATATTGGCCTTCAAGAACCCCGGATGCGGCGGCGGATCGGTGTCCTTCCCGTAAGGTGCAAGATTGATGGCTTCCGCCTGAATCGCCGTGCCCCAGAACGCGGTCACGTTCCGAATCCCTTCGAGCACGTCTTCCTCGAAGCGGTGCAGGTTCGCGATCACGGCGGCCTGATTCCGCACCGTGATCCGAAAATCGAGAAAGCTCGTCTGCCGAAGTTGGGCGTCCGCCATTACGGTTGGCGTTCCTCTGCTTTGTCTGTGCCGAAGCACAGCGTCTCAATCTGGAAGGATTTTGGTGAGGCAATAAATGTGAGCCCGATCGTCATCGTCCACGGCACGCCATTCGTGTCGCCGCTCACCACGGCACGGTCGTCGGCGGTCACCGCCTGTCCGTAGGGGAGCGCCAATTGAAAGTTGGTCTCGGGCGTGAGCGCCGCACCACGGGGGAAGTCGGTGCCCGAGAGCGGCGTGAGGCTGCACGGAATGTTCGTCGCATACGCAGTCCAGACGTCCTGTCCGCCGCCACCGTCGTCTGGCGTGTAGACCTTGGACTCCAGCGAGCACGTATGCGGCATGTTCTGGTTGCGAAGACCGCGCAACCCTTCAAGCTCTGCCTCACTGACGATGTTGAAGGGGCTCATGGGCGGAAGGTCGCCGACAGCCACGTCGACTTCGGCCGCTGGATGACGTTGCCAGTCGGGACGATCGCAGCGTACTGGTTGAGATAGTACGTGGCGCGGTTCGAGAAAAAGTCCGGCCCTTCCCGTGTCGTCGTCTTCAAAATCTCGTTCGGGATTTGAGTCGTGCCGACTTTGCTGGCGAGATCGGTCGCGATGTAGAGGAACCCCTGCGCGTAGCCCCAGAAGTTCTGCGCCTTGAGTTGCGTGGCCGAATCGAGCCCCGAGATTTCGGATGCGATGTCGTTGACGGCGCCGTCCAGAAACGCCACGACCATGTCGTGATCCCATCCAGCGAACCACTTCTCGTTCAATTGGCCTTCGGGAACCAATAGGTCTTCGGGATCGAATGCCATAGCGCCTCAGAAAGAAAGTGGCCCGCCGCCAATGTAGGACGACGGGCCACTCGATTCAACGAGCGGTCGAGCTACTCGTCGTCGTCGTTGCTCTGTGCTTCGACGAGCGTCTCGTTGTCGCGGCCAGCACCTTCGGCCGTCTCATCGATCTCATCGAGCGTGACCGGCTGCTCGGTCAGGTCGATCGCCGGAAGCTCACTCCCGAGCGCGTTGCCGTCGCCGCCGTGACCGTTGTCGGCCTGTGCGGTTCCAGCCTTGGGCGGCTCGGTGATGAGCGTCTTCTGACGAAGCCGCCCACCGCCACGCTCTTCGTCGATGCCGATGAGTCCCATCGTCACCGCCGTTGCGTAGGTGATCTCGACCGGCTTGTCGGTCGGGCCGACCTTCCGGCCACGATCGATCACGGTGAAGTCGAGCCGGGGAACCTCCACCATCTCAGCACCCTTCGCCTGATA